TAAAAGAGCAAATAGAAAAAGAAAATATAGATACTTCTGATCCAGACAGCGATATTGATTATACAGACAGTTATACCGATGCAGAATTAACAGAAGCTGGAAGTGCAAACGAAATTGAAGGTGCTGATACAAATGCTAAAAAAGCTACTGTTGGCGCACTTAATGATTTTTTAAATCAAGTTCGTGACGGTAAAAAATCAAAACCTAAAAATTATGATGAATATATAAAAGAGTTTGGAGATGCTACAGGTTTAGATATTTCTGGTGATCCAGACAATAAACAAGCTCTTATGTCTTTTGGATTAGCTTTAATGCAGAATAGAGCAGGTAAAGGATTTGATATAAGCAAAATGCTTACTTCTGTTGGAGAAGCAGGTGAGGCTGCTATGCCTGACTTTAGAAAAGCTGTAGCAGAATCCAAGGCTATTCGTGCCAAAGCTGGTTCTTATGCACTTAGTAACGCTAAAGCAGACAAAGCAAAAGCTATGAATAGAAAGGGTTATTTTATTATACCAAAAGGTGATGGAAGTGCAGCGTCTTTATCAAATATGATTGCAGGTGGTAAAGGTACATTAAAAAGATTAAACAGTTATGAGCTTAACAATCTTGATTTAAATTCAAAATTTAACGAACAATTTGAAATTGTTGATGCAGATTATTATAAAGATTATGCAAAAGCAGCATTAACAGCTTCAGGTAAAAATAAATTTTATCAAACTGGAGGTACAGATATTCCATTGTTTGCAGGTGCGCCTAAAGGATTAAGTTTTAAAGCTCAATTACCAGATGGAAATTTTGCACCAGCAGGAACTTCGCCATTATTTATAGATAGTAATAAAAGAGTTATTGGCATGATTCAAAACATGGAAAGAAAAGTAGAAAACAACGCAGGAGAATTTAAAAAACTTGCTGGATTATTAAATCAAACAAATGTAAGTATTCTTGAACAATCAAGATCAGCGATTACACAAACATTAAGAAATTTTGGATTAGATATTGGTGATACTGATCCAGTTAAACAAATAAAAACCATACTTACAAGAATACAAGCAACTAACGCAGCCGATATATTACAAGAATCTGGTAAAACATTGTCAGATACAGATAGAAAATTAGTAAAAGAAATTGTTGGTGATGTTAATTTCTTAGAAGGTGATGAGGCAGTATTAAGAAGTAAATTAAGTAATTTATTTAAACTTATTGTAACCAAAGGTAGAGCAAATATTAAAGACTCTTATGATAATTTAGGCGCTCATGGTATAAGTATTGATAGAACAAACATTACTGCAAAAGGTTCTACAATGGTTAAAGGCGAAGATAATGTCTTTAGATTTAATGTTCAAGGTAACACATAATGGCAATTATTGATGTTGAAACTCCACAAGGCGTAGTTAAAGTTGAAATAGAAGGCGATACTCCAACTCAACAAGAGTCTGATGCAATTCGTAATCAATTCTTTTCTGCACCTGATAAAACAAATGAAACTTTTGAAGATTTATTAAATGAAACTAAGGGTTCTGGACAACAAGATCAAGCTCAACAAATCGAGCAAAACTTTGATACAGAATCTGGAATACAAGATGCTGGGTTAAGATCTGCATTATCTGTAGCAGAAAACGCAGCAGAAGAAGATAATATATTAAATGCACAAGGTTTTAGTTCATCAGATTACACAAGAGATAACAGAGGTAGACTTGCTTTGACTCCAAGCGGAGCAAGTAAGGTTGGTGTTCAAACAGACAAAAATATATTAATTGATGAAGAAGGTTTTAGTAGAAATGATTTTTCAGACCTTGCTGGTATGTTACCAGAATTAGGTTTTGGTGTTACTGGAGCTGTTAAAGGTGCTGCTATTGGTTCTGCCATAGCACCAGGAATAGGTACGTTATTAGGTGGAGCTATTGGTGCTTTTATTGGTGGTGGAGCTGGTTCATTAGTAGAAGAAGCAGGAGAAGGTCTTTTTGGAGTTTCAGAACAAACAGCAAGTGATATAGCAACAGACGCACTTGTTGAAGGAAGTTTTGCTGCTGGAGGCGAACTATTGTTCGGTTTACCTATATTAGCATTTAAAGCAATAGCACCATCTGGTAAAAAATTTATTAAAGAAGCAAGTGAAGAAGAACTAAGGATTACTGGAAAAGCTATAGAAAGAGGCTTACAACCTACAAAAGCACAATTAAAAATGAGTCCTATAGCTGCTAAGTTTGAACAATTATCAGAAAGTGTAATTGGCACATCACCTCGTACACAAAAGATAGCCGTAGCTATGCAAACTGAAATGGCTGCTTTAAATAAATTTATTAAAGAAGGTGCTGAAGAAGGAAGTAATAAATCAGCAGGGCAATTGTTTATTGATTTTGAATCAGCATTCGGAAAAGAGTTAGCTAAGAAACAAGTAGCAGCATCACAATCTATAATGAATGCAATAAAAGAATCTGCTGATGCTGTAACTGGAAGTTTGCAAACAAGTAAAACTTTAGATGATGATTTATTTAATTTTGTTCAAAATTCATTTAAAAACCATGAATTAAATATGAGTCAACAATGGGCAACAATTAATGAAGTAATAGAAACTTCAATTGGAACTGGTAAAATACTTCCAACATCTATCCTTAAAGATGTGGCCGATGTCGCAGAAACAAAATTTGCATCACTTGCTGGTGGCAATTTATCCAGAGCAGAAGGTCAACTTGGTATGGATCTCGTTGCTGATTTAAGGGCATTGGGAGACAAAGCAAGTTTTACAGATATTTATCAATTAAGAAGAAAATTATGGGATACAAGAAACGCTCCTAAAACGCCTGATGAATTAGCACAAAAAGAATTAATAGATGGGTCAATGAATCTTACTGAGGTATGGAAGGATGCAACAATTAAACTTAACAATATGTTGCTAACATCTAATATTGACTCTCTTACAAAAGAAATAACTAAAGAATTAGGTGAGGGTGCTTTTTCTAAAATAAGAATAGCATCAGAATTGTTGCCAGGAGCAAGACAACAATTTAGAGAAGGTGCAAAACTATATGACAATATATCAGCAAGTATATCCACTAAAGAATTAGTAGAAAAAATGCGTGGAGCTGATTTTAAATTAACAAGGCCATCTGATATAACAGGTATCGCTAGTAAATTAATTGGCAATGGTGGCAAAGCCACTGGATTAAAAAACTTCAAAACAGCTTTAAATGATGACGTAGCTTACAATGGTGTTAAAGACCAAATTGGTAAAGAATGGTTAAAAGGCTCTATATCAAGAAGTGGTTTTGATTCAATTGATCCTACTAAATTTAAACCCGATGAATTTATAAAATCATTAGATGAGTTAGGTGAAACAGGTGTAGAGTTATTTGGTATAGCTAAATACAATCAATTAAAAACATTAGGAACTAGATTTGAAAATTTAAAAATAACTCAATTAGATGATGATTTAATACAAAAAGCTATTGATGCTAATTTAGGTGATGGTGTAGTTAATTCACTAAGAAGCGCTGTAGAAATTGCTGAACAAGCATCAAATCTTAGAAACGCTAATGTTTTTTCTAAAATTAGACAAAACAAATTAGATCCAATAGAAGCAGCAGATGCCGTTACTGCATCTGGAGTTACTCGTGGCGATATAAGAGCTATTATGAATTATTTTAAAGATAGTCCAGAAGAACTTAAAACAATAAGAGGCTTCTTTGTTGAGAATATGGTTGATGGTGTTGGAGCTGCTACTAATGCAGACTCTATGAAAAAATTAGCAACAAACATTTTAAAACAAGATAAGAACAAAAAATTAGATGTTATATTTCCAAACGAAGGTGTGACAGCAGGAACAGCAGAAAATATAAGAGAGTTTGGTCAAATACTTAATAAAATATCTTCTAATATACCAAAAGGAGATTTAGTTGCCGCAGGTATATTAGCTAACGTATTTAATAATGTTGGAAGAATAGCTAAGATGTTTGCAGTTGGACAATTGTTTACAGGTAAAAAAGCTATTAAACAAATATCAGACGCAGCAAAAAAACTTGATGGCAAAGACCCAACACCACAACAACAAAGATTGTTTTTAGAAGCAGTATCAGATGCTTTTAGTAGTGCATTGCCTCAAACTGCATCAGGGTTAATAGAAGAAGGTATATCTGATACTAAAAAACAATTGCAAGCTGTAGCAAAAAATTCTGGCATCAATAATGTAACATCTCAACTAACAAATAATATGCAAAATAGTATAAAAAGTATTCAACCACCAGCTTCAAATACATCTATTGGTGGTATAGACATAACACAACCTGGAGTTGGTGCTGCTTTAGGTATTAGTCCAGCAAATCAAGCTATAGCAAATAGAGGCAAACCATTGTCTCCTTTATCTGCAAATATAGGACAATATGGAGAATTATTTCAACAATGAATATAGAACAACTAAGAGAAGAACTCAAAGAAGACGAAGGCTGTAAGTACGAGGTGTATCTCGATCATTTATCCCTAAAAACTTTTGGAATAGGACACCTTGTTACCGAATGGGATGAAGAATATGATAAAGAAGTAGGAACACCAGTATCAGAAGATAGGGTTAATAATTGTTTTCAAACTGATGTTTGGGGAACAGTAAACGAGTGCAAGAAGTTATACGATAAGTTTGAAGATATGCCAGAAGAAGTACAAATGATCTTATGTAATATGATGTTTAACATGGGTAGACCAAGATTATCCAAATTTAAAAACATGAATGCTGCAATAGCCAAAGAAGATTGGTTGGAAGCTGCAACTCAAATGGAAGATTCAAGATGGCATAAACAAGTAACCAACAGAGCCAATCGTTTGATAAAACGAATGGAAGCTATTGGCGTTAAAGAACAAGTTGCTTAGTTATTAAGTCTACCTAATCCTAAATTGGTAATTTTGTTTTCTTCTTTGTATCTTTCTTCATAATCTTTATCGACCCAAATAGAAACTTGTTGACGAATATTGCGTCTTTCATCGGCACAAATTCTTTTTAATTTTTCATAAGTTTGAACATCTATACCAATTGACTTGAATTTTGTTGTGTCTGCCATTATAATAACTCCTATGTATTCTAATAATAAACGAATTATACCTAGAAAAGTTGGGAAACCCAACAAGTATTTTGCAAAAAAGACTGTTGCCATGGGATTAAAGTTTGATTCTAGGTGGGAAGCAGAGCGTTGGGGTCAGCTAAAATCTATGGAAAGAGCTGGTGTTATTGACCAATTAGATAGACAAGTTACCTATTTATTAGAAGTTAATGGCCAAAAAATATGTAACTATATTGCTGATTATACCTATTTATTATTGGATGAAGAAGGCTTATCAAGATTTATTGTTGAAGACGCTAAAGGGGTCTTAACACCAGAGTTCAAGCTAAAAAAGAAACTTATGTTAGCCATTCATGGCATTGACATCCTACTTACTTTTAAAAAAAATAATAAATAAAGTTGACAAACGGGTTTACAGTTCCTATTTTAAAGTTTCTAGTAGTTAAATTTTGAAAAGGAAAGTCAATGAATAATAGTGAATTATTCCACAATTCCGTTTCTTCTTTGTTTAAATATAAAGAAGGTCTAAAGGATGAGTTGGAAAAACTTAAAACTAAATTAAACGATCTTAATATTGTATTAGCCGAAAGATACCAAAATACAGCTCGTGATATACTTGTTGAAAAAGGTTTGGATTATGGTTCTACAACTTTAAACGAAGATGGTTTTAAAATAAAAGTAACTATGAGTAAGAAAGTTACTTGGGATCAAGAAGGACTTGCCATTGCATTTACAGAAATGCCACCTGAAGACGCTAGGCATTTTGCAAAGTTAACTTATTCTGTTGAAGAAAAGAAATACAATGCAGCAACTCCTTCTATTAAAGCTAAGTTACAAGAGCATAGGACTGTTGAACTTAGAGGTACAACTATAGATATATTGGAGAGTTAAATGGGGTTAAAAATAATAACTGCCGAAGAACGTATGGCTGAAAAAAAAGGTCACAAGATTGTTATATGTGGTCAAAGTGGAGTGGGTAAAACCACTCTTGCAAGAACTTTAGATTCAGCGACTACTTTGTTTATGGATTTAGAAGCTGGTGACGCAGCTATTGAGGGATGGATGATCGATATGATTAGACCACAAACTTGGTCAGAATGTCGTGATTTCGCATGTTTCTTAGGAGGTCCTAATCCAGCACTTACAGACGATCAGCCTTACAGTAATGCTCATTACGATTATGTAAAATCGTTATATGGTGATCCATCAGCAATGATGAGCAAATACGATAGCATATTTGTTGATAGTATTACTGTAGCAGGTCGATTGTGTTTTCAACATTGCATGGGTCAGCCTGAAAATAAATCAGACAGAAGTGGCAAGGTTGATACTCGTGCCGTATATGGAATGCACGGCAGAGAGATGATGTCTTGGCTTACTCACTTGCAACATATTCGTTCTAAGAATGTTATTTTTGTTGGTATCCTTGATGAAAAAACTGACGATTATGGTCGCAAACTATTTGAGTTACAGATAGATGGAACTAAGACTGGTCGTGAATTACCTGGAATTGTTGATGAAGTTATCACGATGGCAGTTATGACTGGCGATGAGAATACTGGCACATATCGTGCCTTTGTATGTCAGACGTTAAATGAATGGGGTTATCCAGCAAAGGATAGATCGGGCAGACTCGATGTATTGGAAGAACCACACTTAGGAAAACTTCTGACTAAAATGAGTGGTGGGATAAAGCAATCAGAAAGAGAGTTAACTTTCGTAAATCCTGCTAATGTAACGTCTAGCAATGAAGGAGAAATTAATAATGCTTGACCTAAATGATGTTTCCGTAAGCGAAACAAATACCGAGTTTGAATTGATTCCTGAAGGAACGATTGCTCGTGCAATTCTTTTAATCAAACCTAATTATCTTACATTAGAAGAATTTTCTACTACACCAATGTTTAAAGAGTCTCCACATTCAAGTGCAAAATATATAGAGGCAGAATTTACAATTGTTGGTGGTAAATTTGACAAACGTAAAGTATGGCAAAATGTATTTTTTGATGGAGATGCTAAGAACGATCAAGGCATTTCTAAGGCTAGAGTTAATGGCATCAGAACATTGCGTTTGTTAGTTGATAGTATGCTTGGTTTAGATCCTAAAGATGTATCACCAGAATCAAGCAACAAACGTAAGATACCTGGAATTGATGCTTTGCAAGCTCAAGAATTTTGCATCAAAATAGGTGTTGAAAAAGGCACTAATGGTTATGCTGACAAGAACACTCTTAGGAGTCCTATTGCTGCTGACCATAAGGAGTTTATCCCTAGTGGCAATGCTCCACAAGTTGCACCACAAGTGCAACAGCCTGCAGTTCAGCAACAAGTTCAGCCAACGGGGAGTGTAACTCCACCTTGGGCATAAAGGTTTATGAATTTCTAGCGGCAAGACTTTCCTTCGTCTGCTAGAACTCGCTTGGGTAGTGCGAGTGCCGCCAAACTACCCACTTATCATCTAGCAATGAAAGGGAATCCAATGACAACATATGAAGATGCAAAAAAAGAATTTGAAGATGAAATTGCAAAAACATTGGCTCATGTAAAACATATTAAAGAAACAAAGACTTTTGATTTTTTATGTCCTCAATGTAAAAAAGTAAAAAAAATTTTAGTGCTTAGAATGAAGCAAGGAAGGCAAGGTCTTAAATATTGTTGTGTTAATTGTAGGGCAGCAGCTCATAGAAACAGAAAAAAAGCAGAAACAGATAATATAATTCAAGTTCTTAAAGATAGGATTGAAGAATTAGAGTCTAAGCAATGATACTTAGACCATACCAAAAGATAGCAGTTGACGATGCTTCTACTGCTCTTAACAAACACAAAAACACTATTGTTGTTGCTCCGACTGGAGCAGGTAAAACAATTATGCTATCGGCATTAGTTGGTAAGAGATATAAAAAGGGCAAGAAGGTTCTTGTGTTGCAGCATCGTGACGAACTTGTAAGACAAAACAGAAGCAAGTTTGCAAAAGTAAATCCAAAGATAACAACAAGTGTGGTAGATGGATCAGAGAAAGATTGGTCTGGTGAAGCTATATTTAGTATGGTGCAGACGCTTTCAAGACCGAACAATTTAGATAACATGTGTGAATTTGACATGATAATCGTGGACGAAAGCCATCATGCAATAGCCGAAACCTACACTAGAATTATTAATCGTGTGAAAGAAGCAAACGAATCAGTTGAGATAGTTGGCTTTACTGCAACTCCTAATCGTGGAGATAAGAAAGGTCTGCGAAACATATTTAATAATTGTTCGCATCAAATAGAAATTACGACATTAATCCGTGAAGGATTTCTTGTGCCACCCAAGACATTTGTTGTTGATGTAGGTGTAAGGCAAGAATTAGAAAATGTTCGCAAAACTATATCTGACTTTGATATGGGCGAAGTAGAACGAATAATGAATAAGAGAGCCATCAATGAACGTATTGTTCAAGAATGGCAAGAGAAAGCTGGAAACAGAAAGACAGTTGTCTTTTGTTCTACTGTTGTTCATGCACAAGATGTATGTGACGAGTATCGTAGAGCTAACGTCAGAACTGAATTGCTTACAGGTGAAACTCCAAGCGAAGAACGAAAACAAACATTACATGATTTAGAGCATGGCGATGTGCAAGTTGTTGTTAACGTAGCTGTGCTTACAGAAGGGTTTGATGCTCCACCAGTTAGTTGTATTATTTTAACAAGGCCATGTTCATACAAATCTACGATGGTTCAGATGATTGGTCGTGGCTTGCGAACAATAGATCCTGAAGAACATCCTGGTATTATTAAGAAAGATTGCATAGTTTTAGACTTTGGAACAAGTGTCTTAACTCATGGTTCATTAGACGAAAACGTAGACCTTGAAGGATCAGAAGGTAGAGGAACAGGTGCTGCTCCAGAAAAATCATGTCCACAATGCGAATCTATTGTGCCATTATCTTCTCGTGAATGTCCTTTATGTGGCTATGAATTTGGTAAGCAAGATAAAGAAGTATTAGAAGATTTTATTATGACTGAAGTTGACCTTATGGATAGGTCTCCTTATCGTTGGATAGATCTGTTTGATAATGGTCGTTGTATGAGTGCTAGTGGCTTTAATGGGTTTGGTTTGGTTGCTCACTTAGATGATATATCTATTGCTCTTGTAAAGCGTTCTAATGGCAAGTTAAGGGTAGTTAGTGTTGGCACTAAAGAGCAAGCCATAGCGTCTGCCGATGACTTCCTAAGAGAGATTGAAGATAGTGATGGAGCAAGGAAAGGCAAGAGATGGTTGAATGAGGGTGTAACACCTAAACAAACGCAAGCGTTAAGTAATTGTGGTGTTATTGTTAGGGCTATGGATTTTAGTTGGAACAAATATAAAGCTGCTTGTTGGTTAAATTATTTGTGGAATAAAAAAGATATAGACAATAAAGTTATGAGTATAGGAGATAAAAATGCAACGTAGTGAAGCACTTAAAAAAGCCGAATTATTAATATCTGGCCCTAGAGCAAAAGCATATGGAGACGCTTACGAAACCCATCAAAACATAGCAAAAATGTGGTCTATTGTTTTAAAAAAAGAAATAACTGTGCATGATGTATATCGATGTATGATAGCTTTGAAATGCGTTAGGTTAAACAAAACACCTAAACATGAAGATAGTATGATTGATATTATTGGATACGCTGCTTTAGCAATGGAGGCGTTTGATGGAAAGACTAACACTTAATTATAGCATTAATGTATCTAATGATGTTGGCGTTCAAAATGTTGTTGATGGCTCAATGTTTCTCCATACTGCAAACATAGATAATGAAACTGAATTAATGAATAGAGTAACAGAAGCTATGGAAGATGTTATGGAAGAATTACAGTATGAAATTTTAGGTGGTTATTGCAAGGTAATGTCTGGTCAAGATGAACTATTCAAATTAGATTTTTATTCACATGAGACATTAGATGAGGAGATTAGTAGTAGATGGATAGAGCCAACAATGAAGACAATTCATTAAAAAACGCAGGTAAAGTATTTAGCAAAATAGGTTGGGAGACAAAATTATGCAATTTAACAGAAGAACAAATGGTAGCTTTAATATCTGTTATACAAATGTCAAGGGAGATAGAAAATGAGTTTGTCTGCGAATATGTTACACGATCTCATATTAAATACTTCGGTCCAATCAGGCAACCAAAAGGATTTGAAGACATACCATTTTGAAGAACAAATATCAGAATTTGTTGACAAAGCCATTAAGAAAAAGTCAGATAGTATTCCTAGAAGAACATATTTAGGGGGATCTTCACTTGGGGAGAAGTGTTCAAGAAAAATACAATACAGTTATATGGGTCAAGAAGTGGATAAAGATAGACACTTTAGTTCACAGACATTAAGAATATTTCAATTCGGTCACGAGATAGAAACAAGTATGGCCGATTGGTTAAAGCAAGCAGGATTTGATTTGAGAACAGAAAAGAAAACTGGCGAACAATATGGATTTTCTATTGCTGATGGTAAAATTAGAGGTCACATAGATGGTGTTATTTGTGGAGGTCCAGTTGACATGGCCTATCCTTGTTTATGGGAAAACAAATCAGCTAATGACAGAAAGTTTAAAGAATTTGTATCAAAAGGTATGGCTAAAACAAATCCTATATATGCTGCTCAAGTTGCATTGTATCAAGCCTATATGCAATTAACAGACACTCCATGTTTGTTTACAGTTGTTAATAAAAATACGAGTGAAATATATTACGAACTTGTTCCGTTTGATAAGTTTCTTGCTCAAGAAATAAGTGATAAGGCAGTTAACATATTGCAAGCTACAAAAGTTGGCGAAATGTTACCAAGAATAGCACAGTCAAAAGATATGTTTGATTGTAAATGGTGTAATTATAAGGATACATGTTGGAGTTAAAAATAGACGACATTAAAACGTAGAGAAAAAATGTCGCCTATAACTTCAGCCATTGAAGGTAAGGATAGTGTAATGAGTATAGTGAGATTTGGCAATGCTAATCGTGAATTGAACGCAAAAGATTTAGTAGAGTTAATTAGTGATAAAGTACCACCACAGGCACAGATTGATATCTTACGAGATACATATCCTAATGGTGTTATTCGTGGTGATGAGTTTAATGTTGGCTCTTTAAATGGAGAAGTTGGTAAGTCTTTAAAGATAGATATTAATCCAAGATCGCCTTGGTTTATGAAAGGTAATGATTTCAACGGATCAAGTGGTGTTGGAGGTATTGTAAAGATATTGATGGAGGGTCGTGGTATGAGACTTCCAGAAATAAAAGAATTTTTCTCTAATTATTTAGATGATAGCCCTAGTTTTGTAAGAGATGAAACGGCTGCTCCTCCAATAGAATCAATAATAAACAAATCATTAAGACAACAAATAAATATAAAAACTCCTTTTGATAGTGAGCATTTATATCTTAGTTTAGATGGCGAAGTCATATGTATGGTTAGACGATACAATATGCGTGATGGTGCAGGGAATCCTACAATGGACGATCATGGCAAGCCTAAGAAAGAGTTTCGTCAGTTTACTGGAACTAATCCGTATCCTAAAATGCCTGACGTTAGACCTCTTTACAATATACCGAACATTTCTGCCTCTGATAAAATAATCTGGGTTGAAGGCGAGAAGTGTGCTGATGCTCTTAATGAATTAGGATTTACAGCCACATGCACTATGGGTGGAGCGGGAATGTTATCTCGTAAATCATCTAGTCAATTTGACTTCTCTCCGTTGCATGGAAAAGAATTAGTTATATGGCCAGATAATGATAATGCTGGAAAAAAGGTTGCCGAACTTGTGCAAGACTTAGCTATGAACGCAGGTGCAAAGTCAGTTACAATGTTAACTCCACCTTTAGGTAAGCCTGAAAGATGGGATGCAGCTGATGCCATAGCAGAGAGTTTTGATATAGGTCAGTTCCTAAGTGCGACAGTTAAGAATGTTAAAAGAAACATTAACCTATTAGATAGCAGTTTATTAATTAATCGTTTTGAGGGTCAAGCACCCGAACAAAAGTTTTTGATTGGCGAGACGTTGCCTCTTGCTGTTCCTATAATATTTTCTGCGTCTGGCGATGCTGGAAAAGGTATGATGACTTTGGATTTGGCTATGAAAGTTGCCTCTGGAGAACCTATGTCTAGTGCTTTTGGTGGTCATATTACCGAGTTTGGTAACGCTATTATATTTACAGCAGAAGATGATGAAGGTGAAATGCACAGAAGAATTGAACGCTTAGATGCGAACAATTCTAGGTTTAATTACGAACACGAACTTCGTATTGTGTCTTTGCCAAATCTAGGTGGTGTTTTCCCTATACTTCAAGACACCCATGATGGCTATAAGACAAGCAATGAGTTTGATAAAATATACGCTCAAATGTTGCAAATGAATAATCTGAAGCTAATCGTATTTGATCCGTTGGCATCTTTTGTTCATGCCGATGTTAACTCTGATCCAGCAGCAGGTGCAGCTTTAACAGGTTTATTGGCTCAGATAGCTACAGAAACAGGTGCTGCTGTAATCATGTGTCATCATATGACAAAAATTAAAGATGATACTGTTGTGTCATCTCCAGAGCAAGCAAGGAATATGATTCGAGGTACATCTGCTTTAGTTGATGGTGTTCGTTGTGCCTTTACAATATGGCAAGTTGACGAGTCCACAGGTCGTAGGCGTTGCCAAGATTTAGGTATCGAGTATCAAAGAAACAGATGTTTTGATGGTGCAGTTGTTAAGTCTAACGGACCTGCAAGACGAGATATTAGACATTTTATTCGTGATACAATGACTGGATTATTAGAGGATCGGTCTGAAGATATTGCACGATTACATTCGGGTAGTAACAGAGAGATTAAAAAAGATGCGATGTTCGCTTGGATTACATTATGTGAAAGAGAAGGTAAGGCTTTAACACAACAATCAGGAGCTGATGCAATCTTGCAACGTATGAGTGCAGATCCAGACGCTCCTAAAGTTTTAGAAAACGCTACGCAGCGAACAATTGATGGATTGGTAAGAGAGTTATTGAATGAAGTTAGGATCGCAAAGTATTCTTTCAGTAGAGCAGGTGGTCGTAAATGGCTTGGTTCAGTTGATGGAGACATGAGTAGAGGAGAATACGATGCAAGAACAGCAACGGAAAACTTATAGTCTTCCAGACAATAACGTCTGTATTTCTTTTAGTGGTGGAAGAACAAGTGCCTTTATGCTTCACAATATATTAGAAGCTAATAATGGATTGCCTAATAATGCTTTAATATGTTTTCAGAACACTGGTCGTGAAATGTCACAGACTTTAGACTTTGTGCAAAATTGTTCGCAAAAATGGAATGTAGAAATTACCTGGCTTGAATATGATTTAAACGAAGAAAACAAACATATATTTAAAATTGTTAACTTTGAAAACGCTAGTAGGAATGGCGAACCATTTGATAAGTTAATTAATAAACATGGCAGACTACCTAACCCTATGTCTAGGTTTTGTACTGGAAGTTTAAAAAGAGATACAACATCTAAGTATTTAAGAAGTCTTGGTTGGAAGAAATGGCATAACGCTTTAGGAATTAGGTCTGACGAAAAACATAGATGTAAGCCTGGATTTGCAAATGGCTTTTATCCTTTTTACCCTATATGTGAAGCTAATCATTCAATATTTGATGTGGATAAGTTTTGGAATCAACAAGATTTTAAATTAGACTTACCTGTTGTTAATGGAAAAACTATTAAAGGAAATTGTGATTTGTGTTTTTTAAAATCTGAATCACAGCTTGCATCAATGGTAAGAGATCATCCTGAACTAGCTAAGTGGTGGATTGATGCAGAAGAAAGAACTGGTAGACAGTTTGAAAGAGGAAGAAATTTAAAAAAATTTGCAGATTTTGTAGATAGACAACAAGATTGGATATTTAACGATGAAGCATTTTTATGCCAAGCTGATGGAGGAGATTGTACGGGATGAAAATAGTTGATTTATTTAGTGGTATTGGTGGCTTTAGTTACGCTGCTGAGAAGTTAGTGGGTGGATTTGAAACAATCGCCTTTGTAGAAAGAGAACCTTATTGCCAAAAAGTCTTGCGAAAACATTGGCATGATGTTCCAATATTTAATGATATAAGGAGTTTTAATGGAAAAGAATTTAGAGACGCAGACATCGTTGTTGGAGGATTCCCCTG